AAGACCTAGGTAAATTAAAATCATTCGGTAACTTTAGAAATGATTTCTCAGATAACTGGGGTGGTGGTAAATAAGACCAAATAAGCTATTATAGATAGTTACATGATGAAAATATTTGAAGAGCTAAACGCTAAGAACTTTAAACTGTTCGCAGCCAAACATTATAATAATCCGGAATGTACAGATCCTTCAGAATTTGATGAGGATTTATCCAGGTTTAAATACCTTAAAAGATTATTACGACGATATGAAGAAGCAGAAGATCTACAAGAGAGATTAATCCTTAATCATATCATAGTATTATATAATGTATTTGGAATAAAGGCCGCGAACAAAATGATGTGGTTTAAAATACAGCCAGAATACTGGCATTATATAAAACCTTTTTTAGTGTTTTTAAATTATTTACCTGAGCAGGAAAAGGTAGAGGTATCATTAGATCCGTTAATAGTAGAGAGGCTACGAAACATATAATGGGAATATTATCAAGAGCAGCAGATTTAGGATATGCATTTAGATTCCTAAAACTTTTGACCACTAAGTGGGAAAAGCTACCTGCCTACGAATTAGGCATTATTGACAAACGTGGTCGTAACATTAAAAAAGCAAAAGAGCTTACAACACCAGAAGAAAAATCTGCATATACTATTTTTCATAGATTGGTATTTAATGTTAAAAGACTAATACAATTAGTACCTGGCGGTAAATCAACACTAGGTTCTTATGCAGCAGCTTTATTTCTGATTAAAGAACATACAGGTATGTCTGAGAAAAAATTAGAACAAATATTAAATAATGCATTAGAAGATAACCTAGATTCTGATTTAACAGAAAATACATGGTTTATAAAAGAAGGATATTTAAATCCTGGTACTTATGTATTAACAAAAGAGATGGTATCACCTTTAACTGGTGAACCAATCGCGAAAGAAAATTCAAAAGTAATAGTAAATGATTTTACTGCTCCAAAAGAAAACAGTTGGGGTATAAATATTTATGAAGTTACACACATTTTAACAAATCAAAAGTTATATATAACTAATGAGGATATAAAAAGATGAGAAGAACATTTAGTGAATATTGCAAACAATGGGAAGACGCAGCAGCGAATTCTGTAGGTGGTGGTGGAATTTCTATGCCAGCCGATGCAATGTCAAAAGACAAACATAAAAAACACAAAGACAAGAATAACATTCAAAAAAGAATTTACGATGGACGTACTAGAGAAGGACGTAGATTCGTAGAAAGAATTATGAAAAAAAGAGCAGCAAGAGAAGCAGCTAAGAAGTAATGAAGAAATATTTTGTAATGGTAGGTTCCTTTATCGCCCGAGTATGGCGATTCGTATTATCTCTTTTCGAGACACATCAACATTTACACGTAACACATACTAAATATAATAGTGAAGGCGAAGTGGTAGATGTATTAATTAAATCATTTGAAGTTCGCAAGTTCTATAAAAAAGGACCTAAACATATGTACTTTAAAACAATGGATGGAACATACGTAGAGCTAAATGCAGCTACACCTATGGATTACATGACAGAAACAATATTGAAATCGGAGATATAATATGCAACAATTTTTTATAGCAATAATATTAGTATTAGGCTTAGGGTGTTGGTGGCTATACAGCGAAAACCAAACCCTTACATTTAATAATATGCAATTAGAAGTAGCAATAACTCAACAAGAGGAAGCTATGGATGCGATGAGAGAATCGTATGAAAAACAGGGTGAAAGCCTAAATCAAATGATGAGTAGGAATGCTCAGATAGAAGCTGAAAAGAATAGGTACATGGATATATTTAAAAGACATGATCTAAACAAATTAGCTATAGCAAAACCAGGTTTATTAGAAACCAAAGTGAATAGAGGTACAAAAAATGTTTTTGACACAATCGAAAATGACAGCAGGGAATTGGATTCGCTTGACGATCCTTCCGGCGATATTAATCCTAACAACTAGTTGTTCAACGTTCGGAGTTAAACCTATTCAGGTTAGTTCCAAGCCGATAGAGATTAATATTATCCAACCTACAATGCCCCGTGGTATTGATTTAGAAGATATTAAATGGAATGTGGTATCAACTGCACCAATAGCTAACTTATGTGTTAAGAATAGTGATTCTGATCCAGACAAACCAGGCGCTAGAGAAAAAGAAGATCATCCAGATGGGTTACTGAAAGAAGATGGTAAACCTGTACGAGTTTGCAAGAATGGAAAAGAAAATCCAGACTGGCCAGAAGGTTATTCTTATTTAGATCAATTTCTTGATAAGAACAAAGAAGTAAATAATGGTGATATTGTCTTTATGGCTATATCAGTTGGCGATTATGAAATCATGAGCGGCAATATGCAAGAGCTTCGTAGGTATATACGAGAAGTTCAGGAAGTGGTAGTATACTATCGCAATGTAACAATCAAAACTCCTAAGGGAGAAGAAAAGGGCGTTGGAGCCCAAGTAAAGGTGAAACAATAATGTCAACAAGAATGAAAGAAAATCGTACACAGATGGAAAGAGCCTTAGTAGCTGCTAAGTTATCAGCAGCAGCTTATAAGACAGAAGCACAAGCTAAAGTAATGTGTAAGAAAATGGGATTTCCCTGGTGTAAACTTATATCGAATGATGGTGCAGAAGTACTAGTAGTGAAAGATAGAAATGATCTATGGTTTGCTTTTAGAGGTACTGAACCATCTAAGTTAAACGATGTAATGGCAGATCTTAAAGTTGTTAAGAATTCAGCTATAGCAGGCGGCAAAGTTCACGGTGGTTTCCAACAAGAAGTTAATGATTTATGGATGGATATCCTAGCAGAATTAGAACATAACGACCAATTAAAGGTTAGAAAAGATGTTTATATTACAGGACATTCACTGGGCGCAGCAATGGCAACAATCGCTTCTACTAGATATCAACCAGAAGAATTATTTACATTCGGCTCACCAAGAGTTGGTGGAAAGAAATTCATTCGAAATATCAAATGCCCACATTTAAGATTTATGAATAATAATGACATCGTATGTAGAATTCCTCCAGCATGGTTAGGATTCGTACATCACGGTGAAATGATTTACTTTAATGCAAATGGAGTAAAACAGGATAAACCTACATGGTCAGATCTATTTACTGGAATGTTAAATTCCTGGAAGAGATGGAAATTCTTCGATGGTATTGTAGATCACGGAATGCCAAACTATGTAAAAGCAATTACAAAACTTTCAAAGGTTAAGTAATTGTGTACTTTCTTTTAATCTTATCACTTAAGTCTATTTTAAGTTCAGTTATTGGAAGCTCTTTCTATAACTGGTTTAAGGATTCAAATGTCGGTATATGGTTTCAATTAAAAGTAGATCGCTTTATGGATCACTTTGCTGAAAAACATGACCTTGAACTTGCTCGAACAGAGTCCAAGTTTAGAAAAGACTATCCGCTAATAGCAGAAAGATTAGATTACTTAGAAAGCATCGCACATCCAAAGTGTGGTTTAGACGGATTTGATGACTATCAACCATTGATAGATAGAATTGAAGCTCTAGAAAAAAGAAGAAAAAAACAAAAATAAAGAGTATACTTTCCTGTGAAAGTATGGTATAATATAGTCTTATGAACGGAATAAATGTAATGCAAATCAATGTCACCAAGCGTGATGGAACACCTCAAAAGTTTGATCTCGAGAAGGTACACAAAGTCTTATTATGGGCAGTAGAAGGAATTACTGGAGTTTCGATGTCAGAAATCGAGCTCAAAGCTAATATACAAATCTATGATAAAATCCCGGCATACGATATACACGAACTATTAATTAAGAGTGCTGCAGAATTAATCTCAGAACATACTCCTAATTACCAAATAGTTGCTGCAAGGTTAATTTCCTATAAGCTTCGAAAAGAAGTTTACGGCGATTATACACCTTGGGATCTTAAAAAAGTAATTAATAAAAATATAGGGCTAGGAGTTTACGATCCAGCTATATTAGATTACTATACAGAAGATGAACTAACAGAATTAAATAGCTATATTAAACACGAACGTGATGATAACTTTACCTTTGCTGGCATGGAACAATTCAGAGGTAAGTATTTAGTTCAAGACAGATCTACAAAGGCTGTTTATGAAACTCCACAAATACTTTATATGATGATCGCAGCAACCCTATTTCACAAATACGATGAAGGAAGATTAAAATATGTTAAAGATTATTATGATGCTATATCCCAGTTCTACATCAGTCTACCGACTCCGATTATGGCAGGGGTTCGTACTCCGACTCGACAATTTTCGTCATGTGTACTTATTGAATCAGGTGATTCACTGGATAGTATTAATGCAACGAGTACTTCTATAGTAAAATATATCTCTAAGAAGGCAGGCATAGGCATCGGTACGGGCTCCGTACGAGCCGCTGGTGCACGTGTAGGAGACGGTTCAATTGTTCATACAGGTCTAATTCCTTTCTTAAAATACTTTCAGTCTGCAGTAAAATCGTGCTCGCAAGGGGGCGTACGCGGGGGCGCAGCGACCGTATATCTACCTATCTGGCATTATGAATATGAAGATCTGATTGTATTAAAGAACAACAAAGGTACAGAAGAGAATAGAGTTAGACATATGGATTATGCTTTCCAGCTAAACAAACTAATGTACGAGAGATTAATCTCTGGTGGTAATATAACATTGTTTGATCCAAAAGATGTACCAGGTCTATACGATGCATTCTATGCAGATCAAGACAAGTTTAAAGAACTATACGAAAAGTATGAACGTGCTTATAGTATTAGAAAGAAAGTATTACCAGCATTAGAAGTATTTCAATCTTTATTACAAGAAAGAAAAGATACTGGCAGAATTTATATTATGAATGTAGATCATGCGAATGAGCATGGTTCTTTTATACCAGAGTTAGCTCCTATCAGGATGAGTAATCTTTGTTGTGAGATCGATCTACCTACTAAACCTTTAGAGTCATATGATGATCCAAATGGAGAAATATCCTTATGCACTCTAAGCGCTATTAATTGGGGATTGATTAATCACCCGCATGAATTTAAAAAGTATTGTAATTTAGCCGTAAGAGGTTTAGATGAACTTTTAGATTATCAAGATTATCCAATTAAAGCTGCAGAGTTATCTACCATGGCTCGAAGACCGTTAGGTATCGGTATTATTAATCTTGCTTATTTCTTAGCGAAGAGGGGATTAAAATACGATGAGAGTGCATTTGAGATAGTAGATGAATATGCAGAAGCATGGTCATATTACTTGATTAAAGCTTCGAATAAATTAGCTAGAAAAAAAGGCAAAATAAGTAAAAATAATGAGACAAAATATGCGTCTGGAGAGTTGCCAATTGATACATATAAGGGTGCGATAGATAATTTAGTAAAACGCAAAGAAAGATTACCGTGGGAAGAGCTTAGAACTAACCTCAAAAAATACGGGATTCGTAACTCAACGTTAATGGCATTAATGCCTGCAGAAACATCAGCACAAATTTCTAATAGCACGAATGGTATAGAACCACCTCGTGCATTAGTTAGCTACAAACAGAGTAAAGATGGAGTGATGGCACAGGTTGTACCTGGAATTGCTCATCTTAAAAATAAGTATGATCTTCTATGGGACCAACGCTCTCCAGAAGGGTACTTAAAAATCTGTGCTATATTACAGAAATATATCGATCAAGGTATATCTGTTAACACATCTTATAATCCTGAACATTACGAGGATAATAAGATACCAATGTCAATAATGATCCAAGATCTAGTGACAGCTTACAAGTATGGTTTAAAACAATTATACTATTTTAACACACATGATGGATCTGGAGAGATAAAAGAACTAGATCTCCCAGACCTCGAAACAGTCATTGAAGATGACGAGGATTGCGAAAGCTGCAAAATATGATATTAAAGAAAAACAAAAAATCGCATTTAGAAAAAAATATGTTCCTCGACGAAGGAGTAGATATCCAAAGGTTTGATATATTAAAATATCCTGCCTTAGATAAGATAACAGAAAAACAATTAGGATTCTTTTGGAGACCAGAAGAAGTAGATGTTGCTAGAGATAAAAAAGACTTTAATGCTTTAACAGAACATGAGCAACATATCTTTACATCAAATTTAAAAAGACAAATACTATTAGACAGTGTTCAAGGGAGAGCACCAAATCTTGCATTCTTACCTATTGCTTCTTTACCGGAAGTTGAAAACTGGATCGAAACATGGTCATTCAGTGAAACAATTCACAGCAGATCTTATACTCATATCATACGTAACGTATACCCCGATCCTTCTATTGTGTTTGATGGTATGCTAGACATAAAAGAAATACTAGATTGTGGTAATGATATTGCTAAATATTATGATGATCTAATCACATGTAATGCAGGTCCGACTAATAAGAAATCACACAAACAAGCTTTATGGATGTGTATGCTTTCGGCTAATGCGCTAGAAGGTATACGTTTTTATGTATCCTTCGCGTGCTCGTGGGCGTTTGCGGAACTTAAAAAGATGGAAGGTAATGCCAAGATCATTAAATTTATTGCTCGTGATGAAAACGTTCATCTAGCAGCAACCACTACTATGTTAAAGAATATGGTAAAAGAAGATCCTGAATTTGTCAAGATACAAAAAGAAATGGAACCAGAAGCAATCAAACTATTTACAAATGTTATTGAACAAGAAAAAGAATGGGCTAAGTTCTTATTTAAAGACGGTTCAATGATTGGATTAAATGAAGCTATTCTTTGTGAATACATAGAATGGATTGGATGTAAAAGAATGAGGGCTATAGGTTTACCTTGCCCTTATACAGTGGGTAAGTTAAATCCATTACCCTGGACTGAGAAATGGATTGGCGGTGGTAACGTACAAGTTGCTCCCCAAGAAACGGAAATAACATCTTATATCACTGGTGGTGTTAAACAAGACGCAGATCAACAATCATTATCTATGTTGGAGTTGTGAAGAAAAAATTAACACCCTCGGAAAAGATGAATAAGAAAATAAGAGATGCTAATGTAGAGTTTATGAAAAAGAAAAGAATTACTCATAGAGAATACATGGCTAAACAGGGAAAACCCCAAACAGAATGAAAAAATCAACAGAACAAAAGATTCTACAAGTAGCTAATCTTTCACCAAGTGAAAGCTGGATAGAAAGCATAGTAGAAACACATCCAATGAAACAAATATTTGTTATGAGTATCGTACAAGTAGTAGTATTCGGATTTATGTTGGTATCATTTTGGTTAATAAATTTATATTTAAAAGGATAAACAATTAGTATGAGAGAATTAGGAATAGTATTATTAGGGTGTTTTGCATTCACCTTATTTTTTGTGGGAGTAATATACCCCGAGGTAGAGTATAAGAATTATCCAAGTACGCATTCATGTACGGGTATGTGTTATGCTGAATATGTAGAATTGAATGGTACTGTAGTAGAACAGCTTAGGGCAAAACAAGTACTTGCAAGTGCAGATGAATTCAGTTCAATAAGAAGCCTATGGTCAGGATGTGCAGCTTGTCACGGAGCGGAAGGACAAGGAATGGCAGTATTTCCTAAACTTGCTGGTCAATCTTCAGATTATATTATAGACAGATTAAATGCATACAAAAACAACGAAACGATTGGTAATATGTCTTCCACTATGTGGGCTCAAGCAGGGATGTTATCTGATGCAGACATAAACATGATTGGTAAATTTATTGAAGTTGAATTAGGAGAGTAAGAGATGATAATAGAAATATACGGAAAAGAACCATGTCCTTTTTGCGATAGAGCAATACAACTATGCGAGAAAAAAGGAATAGAATACACATACCAAAGTTTAGGTAAGGATTTTACAAGAGAAGATTTGTTAGAAAAGTTTCCATTCGCAAGAACATTCCCACAGATTAATATCGATGGTGAATATTGTGGTGGATATACTGAGCTCTCTGAGCGTATAGACTAGTGGAGCATACAATCGACTGTGAATTCTGCTTTAACCGTACAGTGATAAAAGTGGAGGATGATCAGGTCATCCCTATCTACTGCCCAATTTGTGGAGAAACTCCAGAAATAGAAACCGATGAAGAGGAGCTTTTATTTGATTCATAAATAGTATTATGGATTGGATATATAAAGGCAAAACATTCGTACCACCAGAAGACTTCGCACCTGAGAAGATGTACGGATTNATCTATCAGGTAACTAACACNGTTAACGATAAGAAGTATATTGGTAAGAAATTCTTTTGGAGTAAGAAAACACTCCCACCGCTTAAAGGCCAAAAAAGAAAAAGAAGATCAATAATAGAATCTGATTGGCGNAAGTATTGTGGTTCTTCTAAGAACCTTACAGAAGATATAGCTGAGATAGGATTAGATAAGTTCCATCGAGAGATACTTTACATTGGAACTATGAAGGGTGAACTAGCTTATATGGAAGCTAAACTCCAATTTGAACATGAAGTATTGCTTAGAGATGATTATTATAACGGTATAATAAACATTAGATTAGGATCAAATAGCGTAAATATATTAAAATAAAGGTTTACATTCTTTTTGTTTTATGGTATAATAGTACCTATGACAAAAAAAGATAATATCATTCAGTTCCCGACTCCGGAAACTGTCACACAAAAACAAGCAGAAGAGATGATTGCATTAGCATCAGATGAATGCAATGGGTTATCCCAGCACTTATGTGATGTATTAGTCGAAGAAATAATAGAAACATCAGATTACTTTTCAGATGCAAACTTCTTTGACGAGAAAGAACAAGAATCAAGAGATATATATGTTATAACAAATTTAATAAACGCAATGTTATTAAGGCATATAGAAATACCCCACGAATTACAAAGATCNTTAGATAAGCTTTATGTTAAAATTAAGCAAATGTCNCAGTTGCCACAGACAGAATTTGAAATCGACTTTGGGGAAGATGAAGTAGAATTTATACCAGATTTCGATTTAAACCCAGAAGAAGATGATGATTAGAGTTTCGTCACAGTCTCGTGAACAATACAAAAAAAGGTTTACAAACCTCTCAAACTATGGTATAATAGTAACATTAATATTAAAATAAGGAGTAATATATGATTCACAGTTTACCAACCCTCTTTAAAAGAGATTCAAATGGAAATGTCCGCGAATGGACAGTTCAATATATGGGACCAATTAACCCAGGAATAAGAACTGTTTCTGGAATTGTTAATGGCAAATTAGTAGAGAGTGGATGGAATAAATCTACTGCTAAAAACGTAGGTAGATCTAATGCTACCACAGATGAAGAACAAGCTATGGCAGAAGCTAAAGCTAAATGGGATATTAAATTAGAAGCAGAATACTTCGAAAATATATCTCAGATAGATTCATACGATAAATTTAAACCACAGTTAGCAAGAGATTATACTAAGTTACCACAAGACCATGGCTATAGCCAACCTAAATTAGACGGTATTAGATGTATCGCTAGNAAAGATGGATTATATACTAGAGCAGGTAAAGCTATTACCACTTGTGATCACATACACGAAACTTTAAAGCCAGTGTTTGATCAATANCCAGAAATTATATTGGATGGTGAATTATATAACCACCAACTAAAAGCAGACTTTAATAAAATAACTTCTTTAGTTAGAAAGGTTAAACCTTCAGAAGAAGAAAAGCAAGATTGCGAAGCGTTGGTTCAATACCACGTATATGATTGTATTGATGCTACGTTTCCAGACTGGTCACTTATGCACAGATTACAGTTCATTGATATCCACGTAGATAATAGCACATGTGTACAAAAAGTATCAACCTCATTCTGTAAAAATCAAGATCAACTAGATACATTATATTCTAAATATACTGAACAAGGTTACGAAGGCCAAATGGTTAGAAACGATGCTCCATATGAAAACAAAAGATCCAAGAACCTTCTTAAAAGAAAAGAATTTATCACTGAAGAATTCAACGTGGTAGAAGTAATGGAAGGTCAAGGTAACTGGGCAGGATATGCTAAACACTTTAGACTAGAACTAGGTGATGGAAGAGAATTCAAGAGTGGAGTAAGAGGTAACTTTGAAACATTAAAAGAACTACTCGAGCAAGAAGAAAAGCCTTCCTGGGTTACATGTAGATACTTTGAAAAAACACCAGACGGTATACCCCGCTTTCCGGTTGTAATTGATTGGGGAACAGGCGAGAGAACAGACTAATGATTATAGTAGATTATTCCCAAATTGCACTAAGCAATATAATAGTACAGAAGATAGATGACAAAGATATAATTAGGCATATGATCCTAAATTCTTTGCGTATGTATAATAAAAAATATAGAGCAGAGTATGGACAAATGGTTCTAGCTTGTGATGGATTTAATACCTGGAGAAAAGATTTCTTTCCAGAATATAAAGCAGCACGTAAAAAGAATAGATCAGCCAGTGATTTAGACTGGACTTCTATCTTTGAATCTTTAAATGAAGTAAGAGAAGAGATTAAAGCTAATCTACCATGGAAAGTTATTCACATGGATGGATGCGAAGCAGATGATATTATTGGAACACTAACACATCAGACCCAAGAGTTTGGTCAACACGAACCCGTAATGATTATAAGCTCAGATAAAGATTTTATACAATTACATAAATTTAATAATGTAAAACAATTTAGCCCAATACAAAAGAAGCTAGTTCAGGATTCACACCCTATAACATATAAGTGGAATCATATCATGCGTGGCGACTCAGGCGATGGTATACCGAACATCTTATCACCGGATGATACATTTATTACTGAACAACATCAAACACAATTAAGACAAACTAGAGTCGATGAATGGATAAATAACTTAGATAACCTAAGAGAATTAATGGGTGATGATATCTATAGGAACTTTCAAAGAAATCAGACATTGATAGATTTTGAATATATCCCAGAAGCTATCCAAAAAAACATTATAAATACTTTTAACGAGACAAAACCTGCACCAAGAATGAAGGTATTGACTTACTTAATAAACAAACGATGCAATCAATTGATTGAATGCGTAGAGGAATTTTACAATGGCTAAATTATTAATCCCTGAAGTACTAGAATTAGTATCAAAGGCAAAAACCAGAAAAGAAAAAGTTGCGGTATTACAAAAACATAATCACCCAGCTTTAAAAGATATCATTAGAGTCGCTTGCGACGATGACGTAGTATCTTTGTTACCAGAAGGTACACCACCTTATAAAAAAGACGATGCTCCAATTGGATATAGCTCTTCTTCTTTATACAAAACCCACAAACAATTTAAATACTTCTTTAAAGGACCAATTGGAAATCAAGTAAATCCAGTTCGTAGAGAAGGAATATTTATTGGAATATTAGAAATGATGCATCCAAGTGAATCAGATTTATTATGTCTAGCAAAAGATAAAAAACTAGATTTAGATTCTGAATTTTATAATTCAGTTTTCCCAGGGTTAATTGTTAAGGTTCGTAAACCTAAAGCAGTTAAGAAAGCAACAACCAAAACTAAAAAGGAGAAATAGCCTATGGATTAACTTCTTCGTTATGTAATTTTAACACTCAAAATGGAGAACAATATGATTACATCAGAGCGACTTAAGAGAGATCAAAGAGAAGCATTCCGTTATAAAAAACGGTTAAAAGATAAAGGGAAAGATAACCTAGCTTTCAAAATGAATAAGAAAGCAATTAATCTAACCCACCACATACGAGAATTACAGACAATAGGAGGATAGATTATTAGGGTAAAGCCCTGGTAATTACTAGGGCTAACCCGCAAATATTATGATGACAACAAGCACAGAATTACATTTCTACGAAAGAGACGATAGGATAGCAAAAGTCTTTCGTGGATACGAAGGATATTACGTAGAGTTTTATAAAAACAATATTATGATCGAAAGAAGAGAATTATACGAACACAGTGAAGAGTATGCAGAAAATGCTGCAGAAAATTACGTTGATGGAGTGATGCAACTAAATGGCTGATCAAAAGTTTGATCCAAAAGAGATCGCGAATTCCAAAAGAATATTTAAATCAGCAACACCGAAATATACTATTGATTGGTATATAAAATGGGTTGCTAGCTTTTTTATCTTATGTGGAATGTCAATACGAGGAGTAGATGGATATGCATTTTATGATGTAGCTTTTTCTCTCGTAGGCGTTAGCTTATGGTCAATAGTTAGTATCATATGGAACGACAGAGCTCTAATACTTTTAAATGGCATTGGAGTAGCTTTACTACTTAGAACAATAATTGAAATGATTTAGGGGTTTACAAACCTTCTAAATTATGGTATAATATACATTATGAACATTTTTATATTAAATAAAGATCCGGTTATCGCAGCACAAGAACAATGCGATAAGCATGTTGTAAAGATGATATTAGAATCTGGACAAATGCTATCTACAGCACATCGAATGCTAGATGCCACCGAAACCCGTGGTCCATCTAAATCAGGAAAAACAACAGTTAAGAAATGGGTCTTCGAAGATGACGAAAGAGAAGACATATTATATAAAGCTGTACACATGTATCACCCTTGCACTACCTGGACAATTGAATCAGGTGAAAATTACGAATGGCATTACAAACACTTTGTTGCATTATGTGATGAATATAAGTACAGATATGGAAAAACACATGCAACAGATATTCGTCTTAGAGAACCTTTGGAAAATATGCCAAACAATATAGAATATAAAGGCTTAACAGGTTTTGCCTTAGCAATGAAAGCTTTTCCAGATTGTATTACAGAATGTCCAGTCGAATCATATCAGAATTATTACCATACTAAATTAGCTTATATGCCAATGGTATGGTCTAAAAGAAAACAACCAGAATGGTTTAATCCTAAGGCTTATGAAAAAAGCTTTAATAAAATAGACTGGGTAGGTCAAAATTGGGAGCAAGCAAATGCCAACGTATGATTTTAAAAATCTAAAAACAGGTGAGGTAGAGATAGATAGAATAATGACTATCGCAGAGATGGAAGAATATGTTAAAGATCCTAATATCACACAACTTATCAATCCACCTAAACATAACCTTATTGGTGGTAAAGATGGTTCAGTATTAAAACAAGCAGGCGATGGATGGAAAGAAGTCCAGGATAGAATTAAATCTGGATTACCACCTAAGGATAGAGGTTTAATTAACACTAAATGATCGACCGAGGTAATGATAAACAATGGCAAGATAACTCAGACGGATGGGTTACTGCTATGACTAAGTCAAAAGAAAAGAAAGAAGCTAAACTTCTAGGAACTTGTGATCATAATGATTTTGAATGGTGCGAAGTATGCCAATATGATAACCAAGGTGCGGAATACATTACAAATTTTATAAACATAGATGAGTCAAATAGATAAATTAGAATATGCAAAAGTGCATAACGAAGAAGGATATTTCCAAGAATATTGCCACGGTACATATGAAGAGATAGAATCCTATTGTACAGAAAAGGGTTGGTACGTTGATCGGTATTTCGATCATGTTAATCCTTCTACAGTTCAAAAAGGATTTAGATATATTGGAGCTGGTGTTGATCCAGTAGAATTACAAAGAGGATTTAATTATGAAAAGGCTGAGCCGATTATTGACGATTCCTGGTAGGATTTTAAATACATTCCTAGAATGGAGCTTCCAACGAACCGCAAATAAACAATTCCGTAAGCACGATGTTACTTACCGGGATGGAGATAACACATGATAGAATTTGACCCAATAGAAATAAATACAGATTTAGAACAGCATACTAAAAAATCTGGTAGGTATTATACCGATCCAGATGGTAATAGATATTATTCTGTTACAACTGTACTCTCTATATTAAATAAAGCAGCTATAATGGCATGGCGCAAACGTGTAGGCAACGAAGAAGCAAATCGTATATCTTCCCAAGCTGCTACTCGTGGTACAAAAGTACATGACATGATAGAAAAATATATCGTAGGAGAAGATTTTGCTAAGGATAACTTAGTAGCATTATCTAACTTTAAAGATATACAACCTATCATAGATAAGAATTTAACAAAAATTCATGCAGTCGAAGCAAGGTTATATTCCTCACATTTAGGATTAGCTGGAACAGTAGATTGTGTAGGTATTTGGGATGGCAAACTTAGTATTATTGATTGGAAAACATCCAAGAAATTCAAGAAGAAAGAATGGTGTGAAAACTATTTTATGCAAGCTTCCGCATATGCAATTATGTGGGAAGAAAGAACTGGTATGCCTATCACTAATTTGGTGGTAGCAATTGCTGGTGACGAGGGTACTCAGATCTTTATTGAACATAGAGATGACTGGGATAAAAAATTAATTGAAACTATAGAAGAATATAATAGGAGAAAACAATGATAGGAGTAAACCAAATCTTTCCTACATTCCATATGAATGGGGTCGAAGGAGAAGAATTAGTAAAAAGGAATAGCGATGATTATTCAGGATGGAGAGTATTTTACTTTTATCCAAAGGATTTTACCTTTATTTGTCCGACAGAAATCTGTGGAATGGATAAATTATTAGGTGAAGCAACCGTAGTAGGATTTAGTGGAGATAACGAGTTTTGTAAAAAAGCTTGGAAAGAATCTTTACCAGATACTCTTGGCGGAATCAGACACACATTATTAGCAGATTGCGGGTTAAGATTATCCCATGAGCTAGGTATAGTGGACTTTGATAACTTGGTATCTTTAAGGGCAACATATATTGTTGATCCTGAAGATAAAATTCAACATGTATCAGTGAATGCCTTAGATACAGGCAGAAGTTCTGACGAAGTTCTAAGAACTTTGCAAGGATTAAAAGCTGGTGGACTAACAGGTTGCTCGTGGAATCCCGGCGACCCTTATGTGGTATAAAATATGGCAAAATATACAGGACCTTTACTAGAGGCTTTAATTACAAAACTTGAAGGTGATATTGCGGTAGCAAAGGCTAACGTAAATGTTTACACATCCAATGCAGCAGGTATTGGCGAACATTCAGACATAGTAGAAACAATCGAAGCTCAAATATCTAAGATTGCAGAAGCAAACGATAAAATAGAAACGATAAGAAAATATTTTACATAAATAGATGTTTACAAACTGCACAAAGTGTGGTATAATACATCTATTATGGACAACTTTAGAACATTTATAACAGAAGCGGGAAACAAAGGTTTAACTATCTTTGATATCGACGACACTATGTTCAAGACAAAAGCCAGAGTAAAGATAAAATCTACTGGTAAATATCTAACTCCCCAACAATTTAATACCTATAAATTAGGTAAAGGCGAGGAGTTAGACTTTGGTGAATTTAAGTCAGCAAAGTTATTCCAACAAACTGCGGTACCAATCGGAAGAATGATATCCAAGTTTAAAGCGATTCTGAAAAATGCTGTTAAGTCAGGATCCAAAGTAATAATAGTAACTGCTCGAGCAGATATGGACGATAAGAAATTATTCCTTGATACATTTAGATCTCATGGAATCGATATCGATAATGCCCATATTATTAGAGCAGGTAATCTAGGTTTAAAATCGAGTGCTGAAGCCAAAGCACAAATCTTTAAACAATTCCTAGATACAAATGATTACAGCAGAATTAGGTTATTTGATGATGATATGAGCAATTTAAAAGCTTTACTATCTCTCAAAGATGATTACAATGACATTGAATTTGAAGCTTGGCTAGCAGATGATAAAGGTCGAATTAAAAAGGTGAAATGACATGCCAACAAAATTTAAACCAAGTGCAACGGTGAGATTAAGAGGAGAAGCTAAATCTACTACAACTAATTATTATATTAAGAATGTTTCTCAAACAGAATTGTTTGAAACATTAAACAATAATAATACAACTCCTAAAAGAAAACAAAAAATTAGAAATGAATTAGTCCGAAGAAGAATTAAAATAGTAATGGTACCAAAAGATGTCTAAACAATGGCATGGCGGTAAAGGAGATTCTCCTAGAGGAACTGATCAGAAGAAATATTCTGACGGATGGGAAGCGATATTTGGGAAAAAGAAACCAGAAATTAAAGCCCGTAAATCCCAGCCTAGCCATTCTATTACACAAGTACACCAAGATAAATCAAAACAGATTCCTAGGAAGCATAAATATAACCATATAGAGGATAGTTTAAGTACATGAGTATAGATATAGACAAGTTTGATTTCGGGTTTACTGCGGTAGATGAGCATGAATTAGAAGCAGTACAGAAAACTGCAGCTAAATTAGAATCGTCTGATAGCGAATCAGCTGCATTAGAAGAGAAATTGAATAAGTTATATAATGCTATATTACCTTTATTAAGTAATTTAAAAATGAACCCAGAAAAGGATTATATACTTTGGCCAAATAGGGTAGAAAAAGTAGAACAATTCGAAGATCTAATTTCAGAGATAATTAAATAAATGGCAAATCTAAATGTAAATAATCTCTCATTGAATGACATCCATGTAAAAGTGGGCGGACCAGCTAATCAACCAGCAAGTCTGAATGATTCTGATATAAGAAATATAGCAGCCCCAGATGCTTCCCATGCAGATATTTATCACGGAGCTGGTATAAATACTGAAAGTGGAGAAATTATCTCCGTGGGAGAATTTAGGAATGGTGAACATACTTCTATAGACAGTTTTCCATCATTAAGTTCCTGGGATACATACAGCTTCTCTAACTGGTCAACTGGTAACTGGACACAGGCAGAGGCCTTTGCTTCTATGTCATTTCAGGTTGATACTAATAATAACAGAGTGATAGTTACTTATTATGGTGGAACAAATCAGAATTTTGCAACAGTATATACCGATTATATTAATTTTACAGGTCATACGATTGGCACCAGCACTGCCTATGGTAATCAGATCTTCGTTAAATATGACGGGAATACCCCGTTGTTGGATGCTAACTCAGGCTCAACTTCTTATCCACCATATGGATGGCCAGGTAACACTAGCAATAATGGGCCATCGACTTTTAACTATGGGTCACCAGGGGATCCAGCTGGTGTTCAAGTTGGACCATCTGGATATCATAACTCTGATAGACAAAAGAATATGAATACCTATTTTTTGATTCCCCACACCGGAACGGTCCAGTTTAAATGGTTTATAAGAACTAACGCGAATCAATATAGCCCTCAAAATGAACATGTTTCTCAAAATGGTGTAAATTTTACAGTTGCTTTTAGAGGATTAAACAATACAATATATTCTACAACAAGCTCGTCGAAGAGGATAGAACTTTGGGCAATAAAAGGAATAGATCTAAGATAAATGGGAATAAAAATGAATATAAACAAATTAAGAGAACAATTAATAATAGATGAAGGACA